AGCGTGCCGCAGCAAACCCGTATCCGAGCGGGTTCTGTCCAGATGGCGTGGTGCTGTTGCTGGCTGCGGTTGACGTTCAGGACACGTGGCTAGAGATCAAGGTCAAGGGCTTTGGGGTGGGCGAAGAAAGCTGGCTGATATGGCACGAGAAGGTATATGGAAATCCAGCAGAAGATAAGGTATGGAAGCAGATTGACGTGATTCGAAAGACTGTATTTAATCATGCAAGCGGCAGCACCATGACCGTTCACAAGACAGCGGTTGACACTGGGGGCCACTTTACGCATGAAGTCTATGACTACTGCCGCCAAAGGGTCAATGAGGGAGTGGTAGCAGTCAAAGGCGGCAGCGACAAAAATGCAAAAACCCTTGGCGATGGCACAAAGCAAGACGTAAATTTACGCGGTCGCAAAATAAAAAAAGGGGTTACTCTTTATATGATAAACACGCACACGTTAAAACGAACTATCTACGGAAGGTTAAATATTGAGCAACCAGGGCCGGGATTTATGCACTTTGGGCAAAATGCAAAGGATGAATACTTTAAGGGTTTAACTTGCGAAAAACTTGTAACCACAATTGACGGCAGAGGGTTTGAGCAGTCTGAATGGCGGAATGAGAAGGGGGCCCGCAATGAGCCGTTGGATTTGGAGGTCTACATCTTGGGGATGTTGGAGCTGGTGAAACGCAACTACGCAGCAGGAACCATGTGGGCCCAACTCGCCCGCACCCTGGGCTCCCAGGCGCCGGGGACAGGGGGGGGAGGGGGCTCCGCTGTCTCCGATGGCAAAATCAGCCTTGCCGGCTGGAACTGATAGGCCATGGTTGCTATACTGGGCCCATGGCAGGTATCACACTTTCACAGGCACAGGAGCAGCTAGACGCCCATCTGGAGGCCGTCAAGCAGATCTTGGGTCAGCAAGAGGTGACGGTAGGGGACGATAAATTGCGTCGAGCTTCATTGATTGACGTGCAAGCCGGTGTCAAGTTCTGGGATGAGCAGGTGACAAGGCTTTCAATGCGTGCAAGCGGCCGGTCGCGTTCGCGTTTAATCATTCCCGGCTGGTGACATGAGCAAGAAAAGGGGCCAACAAAAAGCGGTTAAAGCTCAAGGCAAGGTTGCAGCGGCAACAACAACCAGCCAAGCCAGCAACGTTTTTGGCGCTTATCACGGCGCTGATCCGGCCGACTATGGCATTATCAACAACATCGGTAATTCTGCCAGGTTTGCAGCCTGGAACCCAGGCCAGGCTGACGCTGACAGCGACACAATTCCAGGACTTGATGAGTTGCGTGGACTGTGCCGCGATGCAGAGCGCAATCAACCAATTGCCACTGGGGCGGTTGAAAATTTAGTAACTTACACAATTGGCACGGGGTTAACGCTTCAGAGTGCCATTAATGCAGAATATTTAGGGTTAAGCGACAAAGAAGCCCGTGCGTACCAGTCAGAGTTTGAGCTTTACTTTAATACTTGGGCCAGCTCTAAGTTTGCAGATTATTCCAATAAACAGAATTTTTACGATATTCAAGACTTAACAGAGCGTGCTGAGTTGGTTTCGGGCGATGCTTTTGTAGCGCTTGTTCAGCCAAAACGAGTGCCCACAGGATGGCCTTATCGCATTGCACTGCAGGTAATTGAAGCCGACAGAGTATGCAATGAAAACAGAGTAGCAGACACAAATGAATGCACGCAAGGAATTGAAAAAAAAGACGACGTTCCAGTAGCTGCTTGGATTGCCAATTGCCATCCACGCCGAACGCTGACTTACAAGCCTGGTGGCATTAAGTGGAGCAGGGTTGAGTTCTTCACTCCTGCGACTGGACGCCACAATTTATTGCACTTATGGCGCATGAAGCGGCCACAGCAAACCCGTGGCATTCCCTGGCTAGCCCCAGTACTCGGCAAGCTAAAACAGGCCGATCGCTACAGCAATGCAGAGCTAGACGCTGCGGTAAACGCGGCAATCAATACCATTTTTATGACTATGGATCATGAATCTTTTACTGATTTGCTAGATCAAGACTCCAAAGAGAAGTACATTCAAAAGGCTTTAGGGTTTGATCGAGTTCTAGAGTCCGCAACGGGAAAGGTCGTAAACCTATTTCCCGGTGAAACAATTGAGACCCCCGCCCCAGGCCGGCCTAATCCGTCATTCACACAATTCTTTGATGCCGTAACAGGCGAAGTGGCCGTGGGGTTGAACCTGCCCAGGGAAGTGGTCATGAAAGTTTTCAAGGCCAGCTACTCGGCGTCGCGGGCGGCCCTGATGGATGCCTGGAAAACCTATCAAGTGCGGCGGTTCAGGAAAGCATTTAACTTTTGTCAACCGATCTACGAAGAGATCCTGGCCGATGCCGTGGCGCTGGGCCGGTTCAACCTGCCGGGCTTCCTGACCGATCCGATTGCCCGTGCTGCGTGGTGTGGTTCTAAGTGGTCTGGCGACGGCATGATGGCCCTTGACCCGCTCAAGGAAGCAAGCGCAGCAGCTAAGCGAATTGAGACAGGTATCACAACACTGCCAGCCGAGACCATTGCCTATGACGGCGGAGACTGGGAAGCCAATCACAAGGTCTCAGCAAAAGTCCAAGCCGAACGACTGAAGGATGGCCTAGTGGCACCGCCGGTGGCTTCAATGGCCAACGGCGAGCTGCCCAAGGGCCCCGACTATTCTGAAGATCCCGAAGACCTCAAAGACGATGATGAAGACGATGATGAAGAGTCAACCGAGGACCGACAATGAGCATTCTTGACCTGCTGGGCCGGCCCTGGGCAATAGAGCCAGATCGACTAATCCAGCTGCACGAAATTTACGCGGCGCGGTTGCGCGGAGAACAAGACCTGGAGGCGATAGAAGCGGCAATGGGTCGGCAACTGCAGAAGCCTCCTCAGGGCTACGAGGTGCTGCCTGGTGGCGTTGCGGTGATCCCGCTGATGGGCGTGATGGCCCCGCGGATGAACATGCTCACGGCTGTATCGGGGGGGGCCTCCGCAGAGCTGCTAGTGCGTGATTTGAAGGCGGCAAAGGCTGACCCAGCCGTCCGAGCGGTTCTAGTGCGGGTGGACTCTCCCGGCGGGGCAGTTGCTGGAACACAATCAGCAGCAGCTGCTCTGCTGGCGTTGCGCGGTGTCAAGCCCACGGCAACCCTGGCCGAAGGCACCATGGCCAGCGCCGCTGTCTGGTTTGGTTCTGCCGCCGATCGCACATACCTCTCCTCTGGTGTTGACGTGGCCGGATCGGTTGGTGTGGTCGGGACCCATGTGGACACTTCGCAGCAGCAAAAGGCGGCCGGCGTGGTGCGAACCGAGATCGTTGCTGGCAGCTACAAGCGAATTGCCAGCGAAAATGGCCCATTGACCGAGCCAGGGCGCGAATACATGCAAAGCCAAGTTGATTATTTCTACAGCCTTTTTGTCCAGGATCTGGCGATGCACAAGGGGCTAAGCACCGAACAGGTTTTGGAGCAAATGGCAGATGGCCGTATCTTCATTGGCCAGCAAGCAGTAGATGTGGGACTGGTAGACGGGATTGCTAGTATGGATGCAGTTGTTGCCGAGCTAATTGCTCGGGCTGACTCGGCTACCGGGTCGCTCCCCATCCTGTCCCAAGCACCCAAAATGTCTGAACAGATCACTCCCACAACTGCCGCAGAGCTGGCCACGGCATTCCCTGCCGCTGCTGCTGCTCTCAAGACCGAGGCTATTGCCGAGGGTTATTCGGCGGGCCACGCCGCTGGCCATTCTGAAGGCTTGATTGATGGTGCCGCTGCCGAATGCGCCCGAATCCAGGCCGTACGGGCGCAATCGCTCTCCGGTCATGAAGCTTTGATTGAGCAACTGGCCAACGATGGCCGCACCACTGGACCTGAAGCCGCTATGGCCGTCAACGCTGCCGAGCGTCAGCGACAAGCCACGGTCGGCAGTTCCCGGCTTGCAGGCGTGCAACCGGCGATCCCGCAGGCGGGGGCCCCCGAGGGCTCAGAATCCGAGACCATCAAAGCCGTCGAGCCTGACCCCGTGGCGGTCGGGAGGCTAGCTCAGGAGCTGATTGCTGACGCGACTGCGCAGGGCCGCAAG